ATTATCTGTTGGTAAAACGTCAATAATGTCTTTGATTCCATTGTTAGTACGAACTTTTTCATATGGTGGTAAACATCCCAAAACATATCTACAACCTCTTTCTGGTTTTTCAAATATTCTAAAACGTCCATTCATATCAATATGTATAGGTGATTCATACTGTGTAAACAAATATTCCATTACATCAGGTGATATAACTGTGTTTGTTGACCCTAGAAACTCAACTAAATGCTCTTGTGTAAATTTTTTATTTCCAAGATTTTTTCTCTGACTTGTTGCCCATGCTTCATCACGTTCAGGATTTGCTCTCCAATCAAATTTCAGAGAAATAAACTCATTCTCCCCACGTTCTGCATGACTATATATGGTATGAAATTGATTGAACATTCCATTTGGTGTGCTAATAATGATAATTTTAGCATCAACTGATGATGATATTGTAGGATAGTTAGCAGCCCAAAATGCATCAGCAATATTTTTTGGAACAAAGGCGTATTCATCACAAAATAATATATTCAATGTTCTACCACGAAAGGCATCTTCTGATGTGGCAGATACCATAATCTGTGTCCCATTGTCAAATGTAACAAATGTTTTTGACCATTCTACTATTCCTGGCTTCAACCAAACAGGTAATTCTTCATATGTTTTCTTCAATCGTTTCAGAATATCAATGGCTGATGACTGTTTGTTTGAAACAATACCTATGGTCTTATCGGCATTAAAAATTGCAAACCACAACGCATATATAGAAATTACAGTTGTTTTGCCAAGCTGTCTACCACAAAGTATTACATGAAAACGATGTTTTTGGAGATTTTTTAAGATGTGTTTTTGAAAATCGTAAGGATTAAATGTTATAACCCCTCTATCTGGATGAACAATTTTTACATATGGAAGAAAATTCCATATATCTTCAGCACATTTTTGTAACTCAACCAACATTTCAGGAGTATATTCCAATTCTAAATTTGGTTTTTTGATAAAATCTGTATATTTGATACCCATGCAAAAAAATACCTCACAATATTTCTATTGTAAAGTATTTATAAGAGATAGTGTATAATTGTAAATTATTGACTATTTATATATTTTTGCTAACTTTTGCTATTACTTCTTTATCACCAATTTGAGTTTTCAAATATACGTCACGTCCCCACAAGTAGCATATGTGCTTCATTGTTTCTTCTGTGTATTTCTGGTCAAGTGGTGAACCTGAAAACCTATGTGTCAAAAATAAATGGCCAGCACCGTTACCAAAATTACCATCTGTTACTTCAATCTTTGGTATTCCACTATTAGAAAATGAATTAATAATAATCTGTCCTACTTCATCGGCTGTGTGGTTAGTTCTTATGTAATAAATTGTACCATCAGAATATTGTTTTTCCACATATATGTATAAATCTAATTCATCAATGACATCAGGTGTTAAAAAATCTTGAAAGAACATCCAATCAGTGTATGTTGGCATGACATCTTTTATTTTTTCCGCCCCCATCATAGATTTATCATCCCATTCCTCTCTCTTTTTAGCATCGGTACAATCAGACCATTCAGGCCCATGATGTCCTTTATTCCATCGGTTTTCAATCACTTTCCATATATGAGAACCTATCAAATATGGATTCATTGACATACGGCTCTGTGCTTTCACCAATGAATTTGAATAGTTATACTGACCATGCTCACTAGCAGTCAAATCACCATCACGAAATAAAATATCCATAACTTTTTCATGAATATAGCACGCAAATCCTTCATTCATGTACTTAGTTCGTATAATAGGCCAATAATACTGACCTTCTGCCCGAATGATTTCCAGAATATCCTTTTGCCAATCTTCCAATACAGATGAATTATCAATAATATATCTCAATAAATCCTCTGTGGGCTCAACAGGAGTCATCATTTTTACCATTCTGGATAATTGACGATTATAATGGTCAACGTCATCCTTTTCATTGGGATTACCCAGTAAAACATCAGCAAACTCTGAATTTCTAGGTTTGTGTTGTTCCTTCAACTGATTATATACACGAACCCTTTTTTCTTCTTCTGTTTCTGTATGAAATGGTGAACTATGCATTTGTATAGCATGCCCAGCATCAATGGTTCTTTCTACCTCATTGAGTCCATACAGTTTTTCATATTCAGCCACCCTTTGATTTGCTTCAGATAACATTATCATCAAATCAATACGGGATTTCTCAAACATTTTATTCATTTTGAAGAAAACACTATGTCCTACAACGTGAGCCATTACCAGTGTTTGAACAGCAAATGTATTGGATTTCATTAAGTACGCCCTACATGGGTCGCCATATATAACACATTCATAGGGAAGATGGTTACTCACATATTCAAATATAGTTCTTTGTTTCTCATAGTCCCTACCAAACTTCCAATTACTTATCTGTGTTGGGCCTCTGTATGCAAGTATCTCCCACATTTTCTGTTCTGGAATTATATCCCATTCAATAGGAATGAATGGATATCCCATATCTGTAACAACCCTGTTTATCTTATCTTCCAACTTTATAAGTCTTTTAATATCATTAGTTTCCATATCTAGTCATTACTCCTTTTTATAAAATTATCTATTATTGAAAAATCTTTATTTATCATCCATTCATTATCATTAATTATCAATAAATCTATACCTAGTTGGCGGCATCTTTTCTTTTTTATCATATCCAACCATTTTGCATTATCACTCTTATGGTAATATTCTCCATTATATTCTATCGCTTTTTTAAGTTCTGGTAAATAGATGTCCAATTCAAGCCATTTCTTAGTCCAATAGTTATATATTGTTTCCCTGTCATTTGGTATTATTACACCATTGTAGTGTTCTTTTATATATGAAAGTATTTCCTTTTCGGGTGTTGACCCACCATCTTCAATGGCACATTTTACACATCTGTAACCATATTTAAATCCATTAAATGACATTTGAAAAATATGACCTCTTGGGCATTTTATCTTAATCTTCTTGAGAGCATTGATGTATCTTGTTGATATTAAGATATACCCTTCTTTTTCAATATATTCCTTTACATATTCATATGAATGACGCTGATTGCCTGCACATATACGACATCGTTGACCTACTTTAAAAGTTGAAAATTTTATATCAACTAGATGTCCTTTATCACATCGTACATGTAATTTGTCGGTATTTTTTGTATATTCATGTGATAACAGTGTGTACCCACGACTTTCAATGTATTCTTTTACGTATTCATATGTAAATTTACACTTGCAAGAACATTTTGGGCATCTTTGTCCTTGTTGAAAGTCGTTATATCTCATTTGAAAAATATGGCCTTTTGGGCATTGTAATGTTAATTTTGTTTTTGAATTATCATATTTTGTTGATATTAATTTGTAACCATCAACACTTTCAACATAATTTTTTACTTTTTCAATTGTTAAAAATCTCATTATTTCTTCTTTTCAAAAAGAGTTGCTTTCAGCATAGGATACACATAGTCTCTACCTTTTATTTCACCAGCAATAAAATGATGCTCTTCATCCTTGAAAAACGTTTTTCCATCCACAGCAGATGCAATCATTGGAAATATCTTTCTAAATTCATGTAGTAAAATTCCACTGCTGTACATATATCCATACTCATTGTCTGTCGGTTTTACTTCAAGATATGTTAGCATATTCAGACCATTATTTATTAAAGTTTTTGCAGATACCATTGTTTCATCAGGGTCAAAAGCATCACCATCACTCACATACACACAATACCTATTCCATTGGTCAATAGGAAATTCGGTTTGAAGGACATAATTAGCCAAGTCAAAAGCTGTATGACATATCGTTCCACCCCATTCTGCCTTTCTGAAAAAATCATTTTCATCAACTAATCTAGCATCTGTTGTATGAATTATGAATCTTATCTGAACATTTTCATATGTTTTTTTCAAAAATTCTGTCATCCAGAATAAAAATGAACGACTTAAGTATTTTTTATCCGGTGTCATAGAACCGCTGACATCCATCATGGCTATAACAACAGCATTACTATGTGGTTCAAATTCCTCTGTTACTTGTTTATACCTCAAATCATCATCTTCAATATACAATAAAGAAGTATCTACATCATCTTTGACTTTATTTTGTTTTACAAGTTCGATTGCATCTTCCAAATCACCCTCTGCTTGAACTAACGCCTTCTCTGCTGTCAACATTTCACATTTTGTTTCTTCCATAATTTCAGCAATATAAGCGGCTGTTCTTTTCAATGATTCAGTTATTGTCTTTTTCTTATGAATTCTTGGCGGAGTACCGACTTTAGTGAGTCCATCAAACTTCCATCCAACTGGAATCAATGTTTCAATTTTTGTCTTTTCTTCTAAATAAGGCAAACCCAAATCTTCAAACATTATCTGAATGAGATAATCAATATCTACCTCGACTTCCATATATTCTTCGCCTTTTTGATTACCAGCGATTGGGTCATTACCATCCCGACCGTTTCCTGGCTTACGTGCTATAATGTCGCCAGGATTTCCTTTACCCTGACCTACACCACCTCGTTGAGTACCATCATTGATACCATGACGAAACATATAATCTTTCAATCCCTTTACTGGTATTCTTACCTTTTTACCTTCTTTATGGGATATAATGGATTCTTCACCAATGACATCTCTGACATTTTTTCGTATCTGCTCATCTATTTTTTCTCTATGTCTCTGAGCATCTTTTATACCACGCTCACTAAGGCCCCATCCGTCATGTGCTACTATTGTCATATATTAACTCCTTTTTATCAATCCTGTATTATGCCATTCTTCACTAAATATAACATTGTCTGGTATGTTACCAGCTTTATTAAACATATTAATCATTTCAATACCAGTATAACCATTCAATGGCCTTCTATCTGTATTTCTATACGCCACCATGAATTTCTTATTTGGATTCTCTCTGGCAATATCATAGAAAACCTTTATACTGTCTACAATTTTTGATGGTGATATTGATTTCATTCCACTATTCTTTTTTACTCTCAAGTCCTTTGTTGGTATGGCATAGGAATTACCTTGTAGTCCTTCACCCTGACCATACTTTGCACCAAATACCTTTCTGGCAATAAAAGCCGCTCCTTTTCCGTGTCTGCCTTCAGGGTTTGAACCGAATGTGAAAACAACATCCTTATCTGGTTTTATATTCCCTGTATAATATTTCATTTGATACACCCACTTTTACCACTTTCATATGGGCAATCTTCTTTGTTTCCCTTACACATATCCCATATCATATAATCATAATATCGTGTATCACCCAAATGTCCTGTTTTATCTTGTTTTGGTCTGCCAGCACAGACAGGCGTACAACTCTTACCACTACATTTCCAATCTTTTATAATATCATCAAACATAATAATCATTATACCTCAATTTCATTAAGTTGTAAAAATAAAAATGCCCCTGACTGAAAGGAGTGACAGCCAAGGGCACCGGCATAACAAGAAATGTTATGTCTTATGTGGGGGTCTATATTCAGTACCCATAGGATACTTAATTAACTTTATCCTCAAATACTTTTTCAAATTTTTCTTCTTTGTGCCTAATCATTTCGTGGCAACCTTTACATAATGTAATACCATTATTTTCATCCAACGTCAATTCTGGATATTTTTCTCTTGTTTTTATATGGTGAGCTTGCATCCGCCCGCCTATTTTGCCACAAAGAGCACAGGTGAAATGGTCTCTTTCAAAAACTTTTCTTCTCCAATAATTATATTCTGGCGACCTATATTCAGCATGACGTTTCTGCCTATCTACACCACCTTTCCATGAAGGATTATTTTCTTTACACCATTTACCAAGTTTCTTATTAGTTTCGCTGTGTTTTACTCTTGATTCAACAGAAGCAATCATACCAATATGTGCTTTACTTATCTTTTTAGCAGTTTCTTCTGAAATACCATACATTTTATTTTTCTTTAGAGTATTACATTTCAAAGAACAGCACGTTCCTTTATTTCCACTACAATAAAAAAACGTATCACCACATATCTCACACGGTTCATCACTCAATAAGTAAACAGTCATGTTGCCAGGTTTTGCACCATCTTTGTACCACTTACCTGTTTTCCTATTGAATCGTAATATTTTTAACCCTTCATCATATTTCATAAATGGCCTCCATATTTTTATCTATGAAGGTATTTATAAAATATTTTCGTTTGAGAATTTCTTCGGTAAATTCCTTATATATAAAGGATAATTACGACTCTCTCCGCAATAGTTCACCAACGAAGGCCAATACTTGAACAGCGCAAGTCTCACAATATCCATGCTCCTTCATCTTGTTGATAGCACTCTTTCGTCTTTTCTTCGACTTATCGTCCGTTGCTGATTTGTCAGCAATAGTGAGCGATACAACATTTTTCAGGTCAGACATGAGTTTTTTCTCGATGGCTGTTCTCAATGGGTCATAATCTTTGAATGTAAAAGGCAGATTCCTTTCTAGGCGTGATGCCTTGTATACAAAGATTTGTTGACGAAATTCATTTTTAGAGTTCACTGGAACACTAATAAATTCTTCAATTTGTCTCATCAATTTTTCATCAGGTTCTGAATACTCTCCTGTTATGGAATCATAAACCTTTTCTTTCTTACAATATGAAGAAGCATTGATGATATAATTTTCAAACAGTGACTGTGCCTGTTCCTCATAGGCGGTAAGAAATGCCATATTGACTTCTTTCTTTGCCATCTGTTTGTATTCATAACTTACAGAATCCTTTTCACCAATCAACATAACTATATATTTTTCCTTTTCCTCTGGTGTTATACCAACATGATGGTCAAAATTTGTTTTCAAAACTCGAATGATATCAATAGGATTGATGCATTTCTTATCCTCTTTCATACCAAGAGCAATATTCAAGGCATTGATGATGAATCGGGGTGATATACCCTTCATACCCTCTCCTTTTGCCTTTCCTTCCTCTCGTAATGCCTTGAGGTCAATTTCCTGTTTCTTCATTTCTTCGGTTACTTCACCATTGTAGATTTTCATCTTTTCAACAAGAGTGGAAACTCTTGTAGACGGTACTAACCTTGAAAGTACAGCAAACTGAGCGGCCACCTTCAATGTGCCGGGAGCTATATGTATACCACGGAAATCAGACTCACGAATCATCTTTTCATAAATCTTGATTTCATCATCGACTCTCAAATTCCACGGAACGACTACTGAATACATACGGTCACAGAGCGCTTCATTCTTCTTATCAGATTTGAATGAATCATATTCAGTAAAGTTTGTGTGTCCAAGAATTAATGTATCGATATACATCTGTGGAAATCCTGGCGATTTAATCAACTGTTCCTGAGCTGCCGTAATCAAAATATTGTGCAGTTTCGTACTACACTTTAATAGTTCGATATACTCTATCATACCACCGTTGGCTACTTGTAATTCACCATTGAACTGGTATCCTCTAGGGTCAGTTTCTGTATAGCGAGTAATCTTCGCCATATTGACACGTCCAATAAGTTCGGAAACATCCTGATTCATTGGGTCGGACGGAACAAAAGTTCCAATTCCTGTACGTGTCTGTTCGGAAAACTTTATCTGCTTAACTGGCACATCTTCCCACTTGATTTTGCCATTTTCATCAGAATACTTATCCCTCATGTTCATTTGACATACAGGGCAAAGTTCTCCTTCTATTTTTACACCTAATTTTTCTTCCCATTCAGGTCTATTGACCATAGGAATAAGGTGTAAAGGTTCTTCATGGATGGGACATCCTTCAATAGCATACTTTCCAATAACATCATTTTCAAGTCCTCTTTTGATAAGAGAAGCTATTGTTGACTTACCACTGGATACTGGGCCTACCATCAATAAAACCCTCTTACCAGTTTCAGTTCTACGAGCTGACGCCTTCAAGAACTTCATAAGGTCATGTATTGCCTCCAAAGAACCATAAATTTTATTATCAAAGAATTTATATCGTACTAAATCCTCATATCCCCTTGTTTTAAGTGATTCATCAACAGCTTCTGTGCCATATGACATAATCATGTTATAGATTCTGCCGGGAGCAAATGTTGCTATTTCTGGATTGTCCCTTACTTTTATGAGATATTCCAGCATAGTTCCTTTCCAGTTTGTTGCTGGTGTACCCTCTCTCTGGTTAATAATTAAATCTCTGAAATCATTCATTTCCATCATTTTCTCCTTTTGCCTCCACATCTTCTTTTTTTGTATTTTCTAACAATTTAATTTGTGCCATTTGTTCTCTGGCTAATCTAAGAGCAGTTTCTCTATCTGTTATAATCAGATTTTGATTAACCACACCCCCTTGTTGCTTTCCAGAACCAGCAGTTAATTCTTTAATTCTTACTTCCCTTTCCTTATAATCTGCTAATCTTTCCTTCAATTCTACCATTTTTTTCTTCAGTCGTAAATCACCCATCGAAAAATTTTTTGTGTATATTTGATTTGCGGCTTGATTTATATTGTTTATAAGTTGTCCGGCAACTTCGCCCAGCCTTGCTTCCATACCCCTTCGATTTATTTCTTGTATAATTCTATCCAATATAGCATTTGCTTTCTTGATATTTGTTGATAATACCTTATCAGGGTCACTCATTTCAGTTGCTTCCAGTTCATCCAATGGAATTTCAGTATCTGCCAGAGCTTCATTAATCTCAATATTAAATTCTTGTGCTAAAGCGTCAAGGTCTATATTATTTGCCATTTTCAATCCTCACTATAATGTATTATACATATTTAGTAATTAGTTGTAAACTTTGATATATTTGATATTGCCACAATCATAAATTTTATCATACCCCTGTTCCTGCATAATATCCCATTCTGTCATATTATCTTTTGTTGCCAAATGTTTTATTCTATCTTTACGAAAATTGAATCTATGGAGTCGTTTTTTATTATCCTTAAAATACCAATAATTGGGCAATGTAAATGAGTTAAAAGTAAACCCAATTTTTTCATATACGTTACCATTAGACCATCTTCTATCTGCATATGAATAGATTTTTATTGGTTTATAATTTCTCTCAAAATGTGAAAGTAATTTACCGGCTATCCCAGTGACAGAACATGAAACACAAAACCTGCTCAATTCCCATATACCATCCTCGTTCTTTGCGCCTTTAGACACACTACCTTTTGCAAATGTCATTACAGCAACTAATTGATGGTTATAATAGGCACCTATTTTTACAGTGCATGTGGTATACCCCTGTATATGATACTTATCAATAAATTCTTTTGCAATTCTTGGTGAAATTTCAGTCACATAACATTTTCTAGCAAATATTCCTTTTTCATTTGTTAGTATATGTCTTAATCGTCTTTCAACAATATCTCTTTTTGTTACCCATTCATCCTCAAAAACAGTAATAAGTCTATACCCTATTTTATTACATTCTGATAATTTATTAAGATGATACTTTTTATCAATATTACCTTTTTTTATGCCATGATAATATAAACCATTGTATTCAATAGCTATTTTCTTTGATGGTATAATAATATCCAACTCTAATGGTTGTATCAATGTTCTATTTTTCAATTCAATATCAATTCCCAAACTTCTTATAAAATCAGAAAGTTCTTTTTCACCTTTCGACATGCCTTCATTACAACAAGGACACCTGTGGCCTAATTGCCAATTTGACCATGATATAGAATGTTTTGTTCCTTTTGGGCAAATATAGTCAAGTTTCTGCTTATTATCAGAATAATCATTTTCTGTCGTTATCAATATATAATTTTCATCAGAAAATGATTTGTATATTTTGTCAAAATCTGCTTTTCTACATTTTTGGCATCTATGTCCAGATGCAAATCTTGTGTAATTTGTATCAAAAACATGGCCATTTGAGCACATAACAGATATAATCGAACCTTTTTTCATATAATCATCATATGATGTTTTGAGTGAATAACCTTCCCGTAATAAAAGACTCACAAGTAAGCTATATGATGTTTTATTACTTACTGTTCTCTTACCTTCAGCCCATTCTTTTTTTCTCGCTTCCGATACTTTTTTTGTTATATTCTCTCTATATTCAATATCTGACCATCTATTTTTGGTTAATATAGATTGTTTCTGCTTCACATCATTTCTGTTTGCTGTATGCTTATTTCTACAATTTCTACAATATTTACCATTTTGTTGTTTATTGTAATTTCTGTATGATTGTTCTATGGATTTTCCACATACATCACAATCAAATATTATTTTTTTATGTGAGCCTTCTTTATACGTTACTTGTGTTCCATCAATATTTCTTAAATTCATATAAACCTCCTATAATATATTTACATAAATTGAGGTCGTATGTCAACATACAAAAACTTTTATTTTCCAATAAAAAACCCCTGTGAATTTCGGTTCACAGGGGTTCTATTACCTTATGTTACTCTACCTTAGTTAGGCAGACCAACAATGTTAATTTTCTGGTAATACAGTTTTGAACCAAAAATGTGTTCATGCAGAGCGTATCTGCTCATCAAACCTACGGTTGGATGGAATGACTGTTCAAAGACTGTCTTTGAAACTAACAACTGAATGTAAGGCAGATAGATAATACCTGCATCGTATTCAGATGGGCCTTTATATCCAACGGTAGCATAATCAGCGGTGGCAAATGTATCTCTGTAAACAGTGATACGACCATCCAATGAACCAATCTTGGAAACTCCTGTCACCAATGAGTTTACCTGACCATCAACTGGCCACAAAACGAATGATGACAATCCTTCGAGAGCAGCACATGCCATAGGTGATACTACGACAAAATTACCAGCACCTCTACGAGTATTGATTGCGATAAGGTTGGCCTTTCTCACAATGTTATTGTAAAGGGTACGATATTTTTCTGCCTGCCATCTTGCATCGTCAGTGTTTTGTTCAGTTGAAGATGTATAATCCCAAGTTGAAGAAACAGCGACAGAATTTACTTTGTTGATGATTTCACGGTCAATTTCAGCCGTAATTTCATAAGCAAGAATGTCCATCATTTCTTCTTCAAGGTCAAGACCGTGCATAGCCTTCAAATCTTGAGCAACTTCCAATGACCATCTGCTTCTCAATTTACGGGTCTTTGCTTCGACCTGTGCTTTTTCAACTGTCATGTTTACTTCTTGAATAGCGGCATATGAACCAACTCCAAGACCTAAACCATTAGCTGAAAGGTTAGCAACTGCTGTTGAACCCAAAAGTTCACCCGCTGATGTTATGAAACCAGCTGATGTGGTGTTGTCACCAGAATACCAAGGGTCAATAGCGTTGTATCCGAGTTCATCGGAATACTGCCAATCTTCACTTCCCAAAGGTTTTGTCTGTGGGGTGTATGTTCTATCTCCACCTGCTCTATAACGGAGAGCAAATGCTAATCCAACAGGGCCTGTCATTGGCTGTACACCAACGATATCATGAGCAATCAATTCAGGAAATGTTCTGCGAACCATTGGGATAGCAATCTGATGGAAGTCACCGTTTCCAGTTGTTCCGACAGTACCATAACCATTGGCTAATGTTCTACCAACTACACTGTAATTACCAGCTTCGTTAAGGTATCCCATTTCATTTTCCAGCATCAATGCTGTTGATTTCAGGACTTTAGGATTTTTGATTTTTCCGCCTTCTTCAAGGATGTCTTTCCATTTTTCTACCAAATTCTTTAAATCCATTTTTTATCCTCCTAATTTACTTTTTAAAAATTTTTATAACTTGTTCTCTTTCAGCATACGAACCCAATTTGCTTTCATAGCATCAAAAGGTGAAGTAGATTCAGTAATAACTGATTCTGTTTTTACTTCAGGATTCAGTTCAAGATGACCGTTTCCATCAGTAGCTGCGGGCACTTCACTTGCTACCGCATCTTCCATACCAGCACCACATTTAGGGCATGTCATTGTCCCATTTTCACCGTCTGCTGACATGATTGCACCACATTTCGGACATACATTTACGTTTGAAGCTGATTCACCAGGCGCTTCTTCAGTGCCAGGTTCAACGGCGTCACCTAAAATGTTTTCCGTAACATATTTGAATTTTTTGTCAATTTCTGCTTTGTCGGTTATGTCTCCAATCAAAGAGAAAACCTTTTGTTTCTGTGACTCAAGCAGACCGTCACATTTCTTGCGAAGATAAAGCTGAGCAGCCATTGTTTTGGCATCCTCTTTAATCTCCATTGTTTTAGCTATATGACCGTTGATTTCGCCTTTAAGCCTTACAATTTCTTCTTTGGCTTCTTTCAGCAATCCCTTGACTTCCTCATCAAGAGCTCCCTCATCAATAGCTAACTTGATTTTGAACTGTTCAATTAATTCTGAATACAGTTCGCCTTTCTTAGCGTATTCCAAAACTTTTTCAGGAATCTCAAGTTCTTCGTCAAGGACTGAATCAACGAAATCTGAAAATTTAGAAGTAATATCCTTCTTGTAATCTTCAAATTTGGCCTCATATTCCTCTACTAAGGCTTCTTTTTCTTCCTTCAGAAGTTCATCGGCACGCTCCCTTGATTTGATCTCAATCATGGTTTCAATCTTTTCAGATATTACCGTTTGCTGAGCCTCATCAAGTTTTTCAACTCCAAGTACCTTCAATACTTCATCAAGCATGTTTAATCCTCCCTGTAGATATTATCTTTTGTATTTTTATTTATATCATATGTATAAAGAAATAATAATGTTTGGAAATCGTTGTGCATAAAAGAGAATTTTTATACGATTTTTATCGCATAAAAAAGCCCTCGAAAGAAGGCTCACCTTGTCGGGTGTTTTATTATTGTGCTCGTTTTTGTTCCATTTTTATTTTTATATTGGCCATCTGTTTATCAATATTTGCTTTTTTTACAGGGTCATCAGTTCTTTCTTTGGCTGCTTGTAATCTAGCAAGGTCATCCTGAAATCCTTTTACCAATGTTGCCGTCTGATTTGGTTTGTTCCCTTTTTCTGTATTTTCATCGGCCTCATTTATTTTTACATTTTTTATATAATCTTTTTCAAATACATCAAGCATTATCGCCCCTTTTCAACCTTTATGTAGCTTTTTTCAAAAATATCCAGCATAATTAATTCCTATAAAATTTACAAACCATCCATGAAAATGTATCAAGAAATTTTTTGCTATTTGCAAGTTTCATTACTTGTGGATTTTTACACTCAACGGCTTCTGAACTATGTTGTGCAAAAGTGCATATATGACAACAATTAACTTTTTTCAATTTTATTTCACTTGTCAATGTATGGATATCAGGCGCATCCAAACTTTCATCTAAATGTTTTACATTTTTTATATAATCTTTATTGAATACGTCCAGCATTATTTACCCCTTTCAACTTTTTCAATGAATTTCATTAGAGAGTTAAAGTATTCTTTACGTGCTTCAGCAATAGACACCCTCTGTTCTTTCAATTCTTCTGGTTCTAGTTTTTCTTCTTCTTTCTTTGTTGGCTGAATCCACGGCACATCAAATTCTTTACTTTCCGTAATAGCCGTTACCCATGAAGGCTGATTCGATGGGTCAATGACTAAATCCCATGTAATCATGAAATAATCATCATTTACATAGTTGTCTTTCTCATTGACTGTACCAAGACCACGGCTTGATATACCAATACGACCTTCTTTGATGAGTGTTTTTGCAATCTTACCCATAGGTGTATCAATTATTTTAGCCCTACCAATCAAATCATTGCCTTGCCATTCAAGACTTTCAATCAAATGTGAAATCCTATCAGGTGTAACTTCTGGATTGGATGGATGTGATAACTCACCCCATAGACACTTATTTGCCACTTTTTCCATCAATTTATCAACTTCTCTGGAAAGAGTGTCTTTCTTGTATATACGTCCATTGATATTTTTGTTTTCCGCAGATGAGAAAATTCCCTCTACATAAATACTGCCATCCTCTGCCGTACCACCAACTTTTACATTCTGTGATACTTCAGTTAAAAGTCTCATTTTCATGTGTTATATCTCCTTGTTTTATCCTACCGCTTCTGCGTAATCTGATAATTTTCTTATTTTATTTTTATCAGTTATGAGTCTTGATGATTTATCACCTATTTTATACCAATAATCTCCTTTATTAATATGAAGATATTCACCATCTCCGCCCTCAAACCAAAAAATTTTTCTTTCATACTTATCTAAAATATCATCAATCTCATCTCGACTAACAGGCACAGTAACAACACCACGTAGCATAAGATTAAATTTTTCTTTTATACTACCCTCATTCAGATACTTTTCAATTTTACTATCAATATCCGATAATTGTCCAATAATCTTCATGTTTTATATCTCCTTATTCTTCGCCCATACTACCAGCGCCACCAGTCATTTCCGATGGAGCACTAGCACTACCGAAACGAATGTTGTATTCACTTGCAACTGCTTGCCAAATGACTTTTGCTTTCAGCGGAAATCTAGCGACTAATTGCTGAACCACTTCAAAAGCATCGACATATTTTTGTGGTGTATTGGCTTTCTGAAGTCTGAAAGAAATTCTTCTCAAACCAGTAGCAATATTGTTGTACTCGCCAGGTTTGATACCCACTTCGCTGGGCTCAAGTATGCTTTCATCCAGTTTTTCCTCTCTAATGCTTTCGTTTTCACCCACCAAAAATTTGTCAATTTTTTCTGTAATTGATTTTGCCATTATATGACCCTCCTATAACTTGTTTCTACTATTTATAATTTTTTTCTTTTTGTTGTTAATCTTCTTTTTGCTTTGGGTTTTTCTTCGGGTTCTCCAATTTCTTCTGGCTCTTCTGTATCTCTGGAAAATGCTTGAGACGTTGGTTCTAAAACATCCATCACAGCTGTGCCTGGTTCTGGTTCTACAAACTGTTGTTCAATGTCGTTTTTCAGACCCAGTTTTGCCTTCAAGAAGTCATTTTTTGCCTGTCTTACCTGACCTTGTACCAATTCTTTAGCATGAAGAAAATCATCATTTTCAAATGAGTCTAATGCCGCTTTTATTACTCTGTCATCCATTTTTATACCTCCATGAACATTTTTATTTTATTTGTTTGTTCTATCTTGTCATTGTGCCAGTTTTGGTCATCAATTATCATCAATTCGATTCCCATTTCCTTACACTGAACAATTTTTTCACAGTCTTTATACTTAGTATTTTCATTTTTATGAGTCCATTCAGAATTATATTCTATTGCCTTTTTTAAATTCGGTAGATATATATCTAATTCTAAATAATAGCCAGTTTTCGGATTTATTATTTGTGTTCTATCATTGAAAATAATAGTTCCACTGTATAATGATGAAACCAAATCTGATACTTCTTTTTCAACAAGCGATTTTTTATATACTCTAATGTGTGTTTCATATGTTCACATCAAACCCTTTATTCATATTCATTGGGTTGCATTTGTTGCATTTCACCGCCCATACCCATGTCACCGCCCATACCTTCATCACCCATCATCTGTGCTTGTAAGCTGAGCATGCCG